GTATTTGTATTGAAGGTGGCTTACGTAACGCAAATGATCGTATATATCCAGTAACAGAAATTGCCAAAGCTGTAGACACTGTCAATGAACAAATTAAGTCAGGACATAGTGTGCTAGGCGAAGTTGACCATCCAGATGATTTAAAAATTAACTTGGATCGTGTTAGTCACATGATTGAAAGTATGTGGATGGAAGGTCATTGTGGTTATGGAAAATTAAAAGTATTACCAACACCAATGGGAACACTAGTTAAAACTATGTTAGATTCCGGTGTTAAATTAGGAGTTAGTAGTCGTGGATCAGGAAACGTCAACGACCATAACGGACATGTCAGTGACTTTGAAATTGTCACTGTGGATGTGGTTGCCCAACCCAGTGCACCAAATGCTTATCCAACAGCAATCTATGAAGGGCTCATTAATATGAAGCACGGCCATAGAATCTTTGAGATGGCAAAAGAAGCAGGGCAGGACAATAAAGTACAGAAATATCTGAAAAACGAAGTTTTACGTTTAATAAGTGATCTGAAAATAAGAGGGAAATAAAATGCTAGACAGTTTAAAACCGTTACTAGATAGCGAGCTTGTTACTGAAGAAGCGAGAGCTGAAATCAATGAAGCTTGGGAAGCCAAGTTAGTTGAAGCTAAAGAACAAGCACGAGCAGAACTCCGCGAAGAGTTTGCTCAACGTTATGAGCATGACAAACAAGTGATGGTGGAAGCATTGGATCGCATGGTAACAGAAAGTCTTACACAACAGGTTAGAGAATTACAAGCTGAAAAGCAACAATTAGCTGAAGACCGCGTTAAATTTCAACATACAATGAAAGAAAGTGCCAATAAGTTTAATAGCTTTATGGTAACTAAATTGGCTGAAGAAATTGGCGAGTTGCGTAAAGATCGTAAAGCACACAATGAAGGCATGAAGAAATTTGAAGGCTTCATTGTACATGCTTTAGCACGTGAAATTAAAGAATTTGCGGCAGACAAACGTGATGTAGTTGAAACTAAAGTTAGATTAGTCACTGATGCCCGTCGTCAATTGGAATCATTGAAAGCTAGATTTGTAAATGAATCTGCTAGCAAAATGACACGTGTTGTAGCCAAGCATCTCAAGGCTGAACTCAGTAGTTTAAAAGAAGATATCCAAATTGCTCGCGAGAACAATTTTGGTCGCAGAATTTTTGAAGCATACTCAGCAGAATTTGGTGCTACTCACTTAAATGAGAAAGCAGAAGTTCGCAAGTTACATGATGTTATTGCTCAAAAAGATGCTAAACTAGCTGAAGCCATCAAATTCGCCAAGAAAGCAACTGTTCTTGTCGAATCTAAAGAGCGTGAAATACGTATTATACAAGAGTCCAACGAGCGTACCCGCACAATGAACGAACTGCTTAGTCCTTTAAATGAGGAAAAGGCAGAAGTAATGCGTAATTTACTTGAAAGCGTGCAGACCTCAAGGTTAAAGTCTGCTTTCGAAAAGTATCTTCCAGCAGTATTAGAGAATCGTTCAGTAAAAACACGACCTGTTATTACTGAAACATTATCCGAAGCAACTGGTGATAAATCGGTCCGTAGCCAAGAATCAGACGATACTGACAACAGTAACGTAATTGATTTAAAGCGTTTGGCCGGGCTGTAAAAAATAAAAAAAAGGAGACTTAAATGTCACAAGAATTATTAGAAAACCGTTGGGGTGAAACTAAAGAAGCGTTGCTTGAAGGCTTAAATGGCTCAAAGCGCAATTCAATGGCAGTAATCCTAGAAAATACACGTAAGTATTTGAAAGAGAACGCAACACCAGGTTCAACAAGTTCAGGCAATATCGCAACTTTGAATCGTGTTATTCTCCCAGTAATCCGTCGTGTGATGCCAACTGTTATTGCTAACGAGTTGGTTGGTGTACAACCAATGACAGGACCTGTATCACAGATCCATACATTGCGTGTACGTTATGCACAAAGTTTAACTGACAATTCATTGGCAGCAACTAGTGTTACAGCAGGTCAAGAGGCATTAAGCCCATTTACTATTGCTACAGCTTATTCTACAGTTCCACAAGGTACTACTACTGCTACTGCTTATACCGGTAACAATACAGCTACTATGGAAGGTACTGGCGGTAAGCAAATTTCAATCCAAATCTTGAAACAAGCTGTTGAAGCTAAGACACGTAAGTTACAAGCACGTTGGACATTTGAAAGTGCTCAAGACGCACAAGCTATGCATGGTATTGACGTAGAAGCTGAAATTATGGCTGCTCTCGCGCAAGAGATCACAGCTGAGATTGATCAAGAGATTCTCTTGTCATTGAGCTCATTGGCAGCTACAGAGTATACATACAACCAAGCTACAGTTTCAGGTACAGCTACATTCGTTGGTGACGAACATGCCGCTTTGGCAGTTTTAATCAATCGTGTTGCTAACTTGATTGCTCAGCGTACACGTCGTGGTGCTGGTAACTGGGCAGTTGTAAGTAGTGCTGCTTTAACAGTGTTACAGTCAGCTACAACATCAGCTTTTGCTCGTACAACAGAAGGCACATTTGAAGCTCCTACAAATACTAAATTTGTTGGAACATTAAATGGCAGTATGCGTGTGTTTGTAAACAGCTACGCTCAAGATACACAGCCTGTACTCGTTGGATACAAAGGTTCTAGTGAAGCAGATGCTGCCGCTTTCTATTGCCCATATATTCCCTTAATGAGTTCTGGTGTTGTATTGGATCCAACAACTTTCGAACCAGTCGTATCATTTATGACCAGGTATGGCTTCGTCGAATTAACGAATACTGCCTCGAGTTTCGGGAACGCCGCTGACTACGTAGGAGAGATAGCGGTGCAAAATCTCAGCTTTTCGTAAGAAGCAAAGTACTACAAAGTATCATTTCTCAGGGATGGGAAGACAAAAAGCACCGAAAGGTGCTTTTTTGTTGACTTTTATTTTGATATATGTTATTCTTAGTAATGCGTCGGATTACATAAATAAACATATGAAACACTTTATATACAAAACAGTTCACACAAATGGCAAATACTATATTGGTCGTCATAGTACAGATAACATAGATGATGGATACATAGGATCTGGGCGATGGCCTAGGTCAATTAAAGATAAATCTACACTCACAAGAGAAATACTTGAATACGCTAGCTCATTAAGCGAGGTACAAGAACTTGAAAGAAAATATCTAGCAGAACACTACGGCAAACCAAATTGTATGAATCTAACACCTGATCCCGTAGGATTTGACACTGATAATAATCCAATGAAAAATCCTAATATAGTAGATAAGTTCAAAGGAGAAAATCATTGGACAACTCGTATTCCTGAATCAGTAGAAGCAATAAGACAAAAGCAAAACAAAATTGTTAAAGAAGGTAATCATATTTTTCAAGGTGCTCGCAATCCAAATAAAGATGGACGTAATGCTAAAACAGCAATGGCTAATGGCAATCACGTGAATTTAACTAACAATCCTAGCAAGTGGCGTAGCGAAGCGGGAATACATCACTGGCAAAATGGTAAAGCACCCAATGCCGATGGCAAATTAAATAAAAAATTAGTAGAGGAAGGACGCCATAATTTTCTTGGTCCAGAACATAATGCCAAGAGAATTGAAGCAGGTACACATAACTTCCTGGGCGGTGACAGTAATCAGCGTAGACTAGCCGAAGGTCGTCACCCAAGTCAAATCAAAAAGACCTGTGAGCATTGTGGTAAAATCGCCAGTGTGTCTATGTATACTCGCTGGCACGGAGACAACTGTAAGAAATCTCAACTTATAACACAGTTGTAAATAAAAGCCAATTCCCAGCTGTAAACTTAAATAAATATACAAAACGGGAGAGATTATGACGGTATCAATTGGAGCAGGAGTACGAATAGGCGGATGCGGATCACCAGGTAGCATTGGTATAGGTCTTTACCCACCCCCTTATTCCGTTAACGCACTAGTAGTTGCAGGTGGTGGACCTAACGGAAATGGATCTGGCGGAGGTGGTGGTGGTGGTGGCATAGTCAATGCTACTACTACTTTAACTGGTGGAGCTACTTACACT